CGCAGAAGTTCCTGCAAGCCCCGTAAGACTTACAGTTACATTAACTACTGCAGGCTGACCCCATGGACCAGACCCCCAAGTAGATCGACCCCAACCAGCCACTAAGTTACGCTATTCTTATTACAGCGTTACTTGCGTCAGCGGTTGGAAAAGATATTGTAAAACTTCCAGCTGTAGAAGTTTTATCTCCACCAAAATCAAATACTGCAACTGCAGGATCGCCTGATGCTGTATCGTTGTAGATCATACAACCTCTTGCAGTAATTGTAGCTGTGCCAAAAGTTAAATCAGCAAAATCTGTGAACGCAGTAGTTCCAGAAGTAGTTGGATTAACATTTGTTAATGCTGCGCCACCTGCAGTATAGTTAGTTCCACTAGCCTCTTGATTTGTAGAGTATGCAGTAGTTGCTGCAGTCATAGTAGCTGAACTTGTGTATAACGCTAATTTAAAAGAGTTACCTCCAGAAGCTTTAAAATTATGTACTGCTTGCAAAAGTTCACTTTTGAAAGAAGTACACATTGCTTGTGTAATTGCCATTATAGTCTCCTTATAATATTTGCTAGGTCTTTATGACCTTGTTGTTCTAATTGATTACAGATTGTACACATATGGTTTTTAATTCCCTCTTGTATATAAAAATTAATCACTTGTTTGCATGCATCTTTAAATGCATGAGCTTGAGCCCTGATGGGTGCAGGAGCATCATCACTAATAGAAACTAATTTATTAGTAGCCATTTCTGCTACTTCTTCTACTGTATGACCCCTGTGGTTCGTTGTGGTGACTCCTAAGTCTCCTAATCCTGATAAAAATTCTTGTGTTTGCATTAATATTTACTTGGTTCGGGTGCGTTAAACTCTAAATCATCTCTTCCTATCATCCCTACAAATTCTTGTTTTTCTTTTTCTACCTCTGACCACCTACAAGCTTGCATTTTATCATCTTTTACAAAAGTAATAAATGGATCTTTTAAACGATGGTAGCCGTACAGTTTCTTTTGATTCTCTACGTCTGTGTCTAATAAATTAGAACGAGGAGCAATTGAAACCTCGATACCTCGATCTATACATTTAGATAGCCAAAACTCACAACAAGCCCTGCCTGCTTCAGAAAAATGCATATTTCCTTTATAGGTAAAATCTACACCAAACACAGTTAAACAACTGACTTTATTCCAAAGAGCAAAAGCTATGGCGTATGCAACTGTGTTGCTAAAATAAGCACAACCTAAATCTCCCACTAATTCATTTAAAGGAAATTCTTCTGCTGAAGGAACTCTTTTGTCTAACTCACACGTGTATATTGGGTATTGTATCTGGGGTAATCGATTCCTCATCATCGGCGTCATTGTGCCAGCGTCTTCCGTATCTAAAAACCGACTCATTGGATCCATAATAAAAGCTCTGTCTACATCAGGTAAAACTCCAACCATAGCATTAACTGCCCAAACTTCATCAAAAGTTAAACTGTGTGTCCTAGCTAAATGATAATCAATTTGACTTTGACCCATAGCAACTAAAGCTATGCTTTTACCTTCTAATGCTTCTATCATTAGTAGATATCTCCGTACCTGTATTCGTCTTTGCTTCCTAGAACTTCTACTCTGTTTTTTAAACTAGATAAACCACTGGCAAAACGACCTTCAAACATTTGAGTTTCATTGGGGTCTAATTTTAAAAATATCGCAGCTTCTGCTAAAGCCCCGTAAAATAATGTGTCACCTGCGTTAGTTCCAAGCCAACTTGTTCCGTCTGAAGAAGCTGTTATTGATTGAGGGTTATAAACATAATGTAATTCAAAAGTATAATTGGCATTCGGGGCTGGTGCTAATATAAAAGTGTCCTCATCAAAAAGAGCATAATACAGAGGATCACCTGTTGTTGCAGTTGCTGGGGTGTAGTCTCTTATATAAGAAACATCTTTTAATAATAAATAATTATAATTACTGTCACTGTCTATTAATGCTAAACTAAGGGGAGTTAAAAAATCTGTTGGCATTGCTAGGTATGTATTTCCACTTGATGCTGTGCCTGTTACGTTTTTTCTAAAAACAGGTATTTGTACATTTTGTAGAATTCTTTGTTCAGCTTCTTGTATAAAAATAGGTAAATTACTGACAAAAGTTGAATCAGCACTTTCAACATAGTCTTGAATAGCTGATTTTAATGTAGTGTATGTCCAGTTCATGCTGTTGTCACCGTTAATGTTCCTAATTCCCCTGTCATTTTAAAAGGATCTCCAACAACTATATTCGGAAACATTGTTCCAATAACTTCTGGTATTGTGTTGTATGGTCCAACTTGTGTTGAAGTATATGGACCGTATGTTATTATTGTTCCCAGCCCAACCTCTTCATCAACATTAGGTCTAGGATTCCAAAGTGTTTCAGCATCTAAAACTCTCGGAACTGGGTCTAATTGGGGAGCTTTAGGATCATAACATTCTGGGCAAACTTTTAAATCGTTCCATTGTTTTCTTAAATCCAAATAAGGGTAAGCCCATCCACATGTATCGCATATCCCCTGAGCATATGTACCTTTAGCATAAGCCATTAATAACTTCTCCTAGGTACTAAATGTAAACTGTTTCTACCTTGATCTCCAGCTACTGCTCTAGCAAAATCTTCTTCATAAAGTGGTTTTAATATCTGTATCCTTTCAGGATTCTTTTTAAGAGCTATATAAAAAGCTAATCCTGAAACCATGGGAGCAATAAATCTACTAGGTACATCAGGGTCTTCAACAGATTTATTTACATCATCTATTCTTTGTATTCTATTAGAAACAAAAACATCTGTTGAATTTTCTGGTGCTGGCCAAACATATAAAACAGGTGTTGCTTGTCTGTCTAAGAAATACTCTGTTGGTCTAGCTTTTGTTGCTTTAGTAGGGATGTTTAAATACTCATCTCTGCCGATACTACTTAATTGAAAGTCTGTGACGGTTGTTCCGATAGTTCTTCTGATAACTGCATCAATTATATCTATGTCATAACTGTTTAAGGTGTAGTTGTTTTGACCTTCTACCATAGATAAATTAACTTGTGTTATAGTCCAAACATTAACACCTCTGTTAGCCCAGTCGCTAAACATGATGTTTAATGAGCGACGGGCTGTTACTGCGTCATATCCTGTACGCAATTCCAACCCTGCCAACTCATACGCCTCTTCCATGACAGCTGCAGTATCAAGACTAAATGTTTTAGTTCCTGATGTAGCCATTTGTTAAGATCCTGGTGCTTCGTAATATTTTAAAAACTCAGCCCAAACTGTGTATTCATTACCTGCGTCTGAGGTAGACGGCACAACTAAAAGTACATCTCCTGAGTATCCTGAAGCAGCAGTGTTTTTAAGACCACCGATTTCACTAAAATCAAAAGCGTTATCATAAGCTAATGTTAAAAAAGTTACATCTGTAGTTGCATCCCAATCCAAAGAAGCTGGGGCATCCGTTCCCCCACCTACGCTGTACCATACCTTATTTAAAGATACGTGAGCACAAGATTCTCCTTCTGGATTTGTGTTAAGAGCAGAAACGTCTACTAATGTAGTACTGCTCGCACTTCCGTCTGAAAGGACAGATGCGTACACAATAAGTTTTTTATCACCATCAAATTGATTAGTTGGACCTGTGACTGTATTAGCCATAGTTTACCTCCTATTAAGCGTCAGCAAATGGTGTAACTAAAGTTCCTGAACCTAGTGTGATTCCTTGAACTGCATATTTAGCAGAAGCCATCGCAGTAACTTGTACAATACTACCTACGAGACCACCTTTAGTGGTTCCGTTCATAGTAATAACATCGTTAGATGCACCTGAGATAAAAGTTTTACCTGTTGCATTAGTAACTCCAGTATATAAACCACCAACAAACTTATCTGTGCCATCTGTTAAGATGTCCATATCTGTAGCTGCAGTTTCTACTACAAAGAAGAAACTTGCTCCTAAATTATTAAGTTGGTTAGGGTCAGTTGAATCAGTAGGACTTGTTGTTACAATTGAAGGTAAAGTAAATTTACCGTCTGCATCATTACAAGTAAGTATCTTACCTGCATGAGAAGCAACTGTTAATGTAGTGTCAGCTGTTAAACTAACGACTACTGAACTACCTGCTGAAATAAATCCAGCCAATGATCGGACTGGACCTGAAAAAGTTGATTTAGCCATATTAAGTCTCCTTAATAAATCTATCGTCTTGGCTTGTCTGCTAGGTCAGTCGATAGATTAAAATTAAAATACCCTAGTTCTTTGTTCGATTCTATATAAAAAAAGGGGAGAAGTAAACTCCTCCCCAAATTTTATCTACGCTCCTGGGGAACCGTAAATACCACGCCAGTCGCTAAAGCCGAAGCTGTAACGTTCACGTGCTTTATAACGAACATTCCCACTTTCAAAATCACCTTCCATACCACTAGAAACAGGGGTACGAACAAAGTGTTTAAGACCGTTCGGAACATCAGTTGTTAAGAACCAAGCATCTGAGTCAGTCAGATAATGATTAACTGAATATCCGCCTGAGACCATTCCCATGTTGCGAAGAGCGTTAATATCATTGTCTGCTGTACTCACTCTACCTGGAGTATTTAATAGACGATCCGCTATAAATTGCAAAGCAGGCGGAATTATTAATTTCTTAGCCTGTGCATTTACCTTAAGAGCTCTTTCATCTTTGAACGCTGCAATATCAATCATTGACTGTTCTAATGAAGTTTCATTAAGGTCTGCTGCTGTGCTTGGTTCGTTCGATAGATCACCAGCAGTTAGTGTTGGGTGATCAGTTGCCATTAAGGCTTTACCGTCACCACCTGCACTTGCGCCAGCTGTGAATCCGTTATTTAAAACGTTCGCAGCTTTTACTTGCTTGGTTTGATGCATAGAACGTGCCAATGCACGAGTATATCGTGCTGACAGCGAATCATAAAGGTTGTCTTCCATTGCTTCTTCTGTTAAAGAAAATGCGAGTGCAATAGTTTCGTGTGTATATCTTGCCGTGAATGTTTCTTGGGCATAATCGTACACTACTGCTGCGCCTTCTCCTTTAACTGGTGCTTCCCCAAATCCTGAAAGCATTACTTCTTCCTCGAAAGCCCTGTCCGAAGACTCGGTATCGAAAATTTCTGCATGCTCATCTGGATATTGGTCATACTCCAGTCCAAAAAGAGCATTTAGACCTGGAACTAACTCTTTTACAAGTTGTGCTCTGTTAATAGCCATTTTATATTACTCCTAATTAAACTGCGAATACGCTAGTTGGGAAAGTGAAAAAGCCACGAGCATACGCTGCAATCGAGTTACTGGGGGTTAATTTATAACCTACATGTAACGCAATTCCAGACGAAGTTGTTGCTGTGACACCTTCTTTTGAACGACCAGAATTAGTATCACCAGCTGTTGTGCTTAGTGTGTACTTACTCCCTATGAAACCTACAGTGGGAGTTCCCGCTGTAAATTGTGCCTCATAGACAATTCCTGGATCAGTATAAACAAGAGCTTCGGCATCAGCTCCACCTAAAGTTGCTACATCAGCAGTCCAAACTTTTGAAAAAGTCGGGCTACCGTCTGTTGCTGTGTAATACACGCCATAAAATACACCACATGGAGTACCAGTTGCCGTCCCTTGGATCACATAACCACTAGATAAATTAACAACATCACCACTAAAGATAGATGCGTTTGTTGCACTAGCAATTCTCAGTCTTGCAGGACGAATAGTACCACCATACATGTGATAAGCAGGCGTAAATCCGTCAGGATCGTTTGTATTTGCCATTTTATTTCACCTTATATATTAAGTGTTATTATTCAAGATTAAGCGTTCTTATTTTCCTTACTTCCAAACGTCGTACGACTAGATCGTTGAGGTTTGTCTATAGGCATTAAAGGATTGCTTTCTCTCATTAGTTGAGAATCAACCGCTTCCATAGTAGCTTCATTTACACCTCTGTAATGAGCTTCTCTTTCTGCGACTGTTTCCTCGGGAATTTTGGCTAAAATTAATCCACCTACTCCAATAACTCCAGCGTGTCTTCCATCCTCAACTGTAGGAGCTTCAAAATCAGGGTGATCTGATGCTCTTACTGGTTCGAATCCTTCACGAATACGTTTTGACATATTTGATCGGTCTTCTTGGTTGAGAATACTTTCACGTATCCATCGATATTTATATCCAGGAGGTGCCTTTGGGGCGTCTAAACTGGAAGGCGGTTGCCAAGGTTTTCTGCGAGTTTGAGTGTCTCGTGACTCTGCAGATCGTGAGTTACGATCAGGGTTGACTTCTGTTTTTATTTCTTCTGTCATTTTATACTCCGTTATTGAACATGCTTAGCATATTCTTCAAGTGGCACACCCAGCTTCTTCGCTATTGCGACTTGGCTGTTTGTGAGTTTTACTTTTCTGGGTTTATTTAAAGTGGTTGCACCAACGCTACCACCAGCTACTGCTTGAACAGGTTGTTGAGCTTGTTCAAACTTATGGGGGAATGCTTCTTTTATTCGATTATCTAAAGCGTTGTAATAAGCGTCTGAAGTTGGGTCAACTCCTTGTTCTTCTACTATTTGCCTATGAAAAGCGAAAGCTGAAGAAGTCATGGCTACGTCATCCCCAAACCACGAATTACGTTGTGCCCACGCTTCTGCTTTTGGGTCTGGAGCAGGAGGGGCAGTTTGTTGTGGTGGTTTTTGAAGTTGTCGAGCTTCTTCTTCAATTTGAGTTTCTTCTCTTTCTTTCTGCAGCCTGTTTAAACTTTCTGATTCTACAGATAGTTTAGCTAGGTTTTCTTGAGCATCAATTAGTCCATCTGTGTCATGTTCTTCATGTGCTTGTTTTAACCGTGCTTTTGCTGCTTCTAAATTTGCATCTACTCTTGAGTTATATTCGCTAAATAAATTTTTGTCTGTTTTGTTTAATTTTGTTTTTGTTGTGTCTAGTTCTTGTTTTACACTTTGCGCAAATTTAAGTGCTGCTTGCTCACGTCTTTCAGCTTCACGCATTTTATACGTTAGCTTGTCTATACGTTTTTTAACAGAGTCACTGTATTCTGCAACTTCCTGATCGTGCTCTTCAGAAATCGGTTCTTCTACTGCTACTGTTTCTTGAACAGTTTCTACTGAAGTTTCTTCTTCTTTTCCTTCATCTTCTGAAGGAAGTTCTATTTCAACTTCTTCTATTTCTACGTTTTCTGCAACGCCTTGCATGGTTTCTGCCATGTTCATAGTCCTCGATGATAGCGTGAAATTTTATAAAAGTAAATCATCCTGCTAAAATATCTTCAGGGTCATTGATTACTGCTAAAATTTCATCGTCGTTTAATAAACGCAAATCTCCGCCTTCAATTTGAATGCGGGCACCTGCATACCTGCCAAAGATGATCCAATCCCCTTCTTGACACCATGGTCCTTCTGGGAATTTATTGCCATCTCTGTACGCATCTGGACCAAGCCTTACTACATAACCAACTACTGTTGCCAGTCGCTCTTTATCTACTGTTTGCTTAGCCAAATGAATTCCTCCTCTTGTCACTTTTCCAGGAACAAAAGGTAATATTAACATCCTATACCCCGTGGGTTTAGGAAGTTTTTCTTGCAAAGAAGCGTCTTCTTGGAGCCTCTCTACAGTAAAAGCATCGGTTTTATCCTCTACTTCTTCTGTGCTGAAATTGTCTACAAAATCAGGCACTGTTTTTGATTTCTCGGTATCTGATCCAAAATTAGATAATGTCTTCATCTTCTATTCTCATCCTTTTATGCAGGTCTAATATTTCTCGTTCGGCAAAATCTAGACCTGATATTTCACCTACGATTCTTTGATACTGCTCGTAATCGGCAGCACCACCAGCTGCAAGCATTTCTGATAATTCAGTTTTACGCTTACGGTATTGTTTGAGTAGAAACTCAGTTGTTTCTAACCAATCCAATTACTTCTTTCCTTTCTTTTTAGATTTGCCGTCATATATAGCTTTATCCCCTGGACGGATAAATTTGTCGGGGTCTCCCCTATATAGATCTCTTCTAGCTGTCATTCCTGGCATCTTTTTCTCCTAGTAATATTTAGTTGTTTTACGACGGTCATCCATCACTTTTCCGCATGCTCTAGCAATACCAGATTTTACTGGTCCACCTTCATTCATACG